GAACTGAAACAATCCGCAGTAGGGTTTGATCCTAAGACCGGTAGTTACCGTGGTATTAAATAAAACCTAGAGGGTACCTTGCTGGTATCGGAATAAATCCGGACACCACCTTTTAGGTTTGCAACATACAGGAGAAAATGAACATGATTGTTAGAAATCATACAAATAAGGTGTATCCAAAGACCTCGTCTTCTTTACACCAAAAAAAGGCGCATAATATATATGATGTTAGTAATGAAAACAGCCTTTCACTAACCAGCCAACTTAAAAATTCCAGACTTGTCAGGTCAGTCTGTCTAGTCAGTCTCGACTGCCTGGCTTTGCTGATGATATCGGTTAGTCTTTATTACTTACTTGTTGGCTCCTGCTTGCTAGATGACGCTTGTTATACCATGTATTATGGAGTTTCGCAATGAGTGTTACTGAATACATGAAATGGTTTGAGGATCATCCGGGAAAGATGACCGATACATACTCGCATCTAGGATCATCAAATTCTGACCCTATTGCTTATGGAAAGGGTGAGTATGGTGCTACCGCAGAAGACATAAGAAAGTATACTGCCGGGGAGACAGGCTCCATAGGCTTAAAAATGGCTAATGAGGACGCCTTATACAGAGGCAAGGTTCTAGAGGCACCGAATGTTTTGATGACGCTGAGATATCTTTCTAAGCTAACTGATCCAGATAATATCACCTCGACCTATCCAGTCATGGAACCCGATGTATATGAGGCTCTCCAAATGGCCTCTTCAGTAGACCACAAGTTGTACTTTCATAAGCCGGTACATATCCCGGTTCCTGGAGTAAAGGATCAGTTTGTCACGATGCAGGGTGAAGTTATTAATGAACTGAAGTCTCAAATGGTAGGCAACGGTGAATTGATGAGGAACTATATCTCTCAAGTGCAACACCAAATGGTTTGCACCGGTGGAGACTTTGCATTGGTATCGGTCTTGAGCAAAAATGGTCAGCTCACGGTCTATCCGATTGAACGAGACAATGAGTGGATTGCAGATTATCTCAAAGAGGTTGCTGAGTTTTGGAGAAGGGTCGAGGAGAATGATCCCTATCCGGAGCCGATCGACAACGACTATGTTGCTGATCTCAATTCACTGGATGAGAGCGATACTCTGATTGATCTTTTGGAAAAGAGGCAGATGTTTGAGACACAGAGAAAACAGTTTGATGACGATAAGAAAGCAATCGATGAGGGTATCAAGCAAGTGCTGAAGAGGTTTGATGTCAGCAAAGCATTCGTTGGCCCCTTCAAAATATCTCTTACAACTGTGGAACGTAAGCCTCAACCAGAGCGAGTGGTACCAGCCACACCGGGTAGCACCTATGAAAAATTAACCGTAAGTCTAAATAAGGAAAATGTACAATGACAGAGATGAGAACAGATCATATAAAAGCACTATCGAAAGTGCAGAAAGAACTTAAACACGCGAAAGCCAGCGAGAAAGGTGCCTTTGGTAAATATGCTGACTTAGCAAATGTTTATGAAACAATCAGAAAACCTTTGAGCGAACACGGCTTCGCATACTTTCATTCAATGACCACAGATCAGGACGGCAAGGAGTATGTCGAAACACTTCTTATGCATGAGAGTGGTGGTACTTTCAAAACACGACTGCCGGTCATCAACAAGAGTAGAGATATGCAGGGGCTTGGTTCTGCGATTACCTATGCCAAACGGTATGGCATCTCAATGATTGTGGGTCTGGCCCATGAGGAGGATGACAATGGACAGAGAGCTGGAACTGGGAATGTTAATACTTCTACAAAAGCTAGTACTATCAAGAGGATAGTCATTAAAACAAAAAGTGGAGAAAGCAAAGCTAGTGATCTTGATGATGCCGTTATGCAACTCAACCACATATTTAAAGAACAAATAAAAAAATTAAATGCAGAGGAGCAGAAAGAGAGGGCTAAGTTTATGCGAGACGAAAACGCTGACCTTTTAAATAAAATAAAAAACAATCCTGCCTGGATAGGAAAAGGAGGTGTCAATGAACGGTGGAACCAATTAGATAAGAAACTTAAACAGATGGAGAATACAAAAGATGAATAGTTTTCCCCCAACCCCAAGAAACCTTGAGTTCTTAAAAATGCTGATTGATTTTTTTGAGGCAAACTACCATATGCCGTCATACCACGAGATCAAGAAAGCTATGAATGTGAAGTCTAATTCTGTAGTGCATGATCACCTCTCTGCCTTGGAGAACCGGGGATATATAGAGAGAGATTATCGCAAGCCTCGCCAGATTAAGCTGTTGCGAAACCTGGACGGTACAAGTAGAATTAGTACTTAGTACCTAGGAGTTAGCCTCCAAACTTGGCCGGTCTATCCGGCCATTTTTTTGCCTGTTGCCAACGCCTCATCGTTACGTCTTGTCCAGCCTCGACCAAATGTCTTGAATGTCTTGAGGCTTTCATAGAACTTCTGCCGGTGCATATGCATCTGCTCCAACACATAATCAGCATCCATCTTCTTGAGTATGGCTATAGTTTTAGGCCCGATGACACCATCTGGGTTTGCTCCGATAGATTTCTGTAAACACTTGGCACCCTGCCTCCCGGCATTGACAGCAAAATCTAGGAGGAAGTAGGCAACACCGGGAGAACTCGCATCCTCGACCATATCGCACCGGTTACGATCCCAATAGTTCTTTTTATATATGGCGATGGCTGTCTCTTCAGTGAGGTCACGCATCTCTTGTTCTGTCACTTCTCGACCCAACCACTTCTCGTATACTCTTTGTGTTATACCTCTTGCAGTTCGCCCTCCGGGATCATCCGGATGGTCGATATAGCCCCCTTCGTGGTGAAGGACTTCCTTGATTGCTATCTCAAATGTCTCAGGCACTCTTGACCTCCATCATCTTCTTCATGCTGGGTTTGGTCTTCTTCTTTCCCATGCGTAGTTTCTTGAAGTCGGCACCGGTGATCTTGTCTCGTGGTTCTGCAACCATCGCAAGTTTTTTTTGTTTCGGAGAATAATTTTTAAATGGCATAGCTTATCCTTTCTTCTTTTTGACTATCTTTGACATTGATGATTTTTTGCGGAACAAATCAGCGTCTGCTTTTTTCACAGTGGACTTACCTTTTGCATGAGCTTTAAGTCTAGCCACTGCCCACTGGTGTGCTGATACCTTTGGCCTACTCCCACTCGAATAGTAGGCCCCCAACCCTCTACGGTAAATGGCATTAGCCCTTTTTGCTCCAAACATTTTTTGATATTTTTCTGGTGCTGACATTACGACTTACTCCTTTCTTTTGATATGAGATCCATCATGCGAGGTGTTAACTTGCCCTGCTTGTACAGCCTACGAGTTCTGAGTATCTCCTTCTCTCGTGCAGACTTATTCTTTGCGGAGGCCACATACTTGGTGGGTACTCCCTTCTTTGTTTTTGGAACTGGTGCAAATTTTCTCATGATTTTTTATGCCTCTCTGAAAAATTTCTCATCGCCTCTCTTGACCCAAAGCCCCACCGTGACATCGCCAGCTTGAGCCGAGTAGGTCTTCCCTTCTCATCTTTGAGTGGGCCTCGGACGCCCTTAAAGCGGTGGGCAAAATTTATTCTTCGCTGGTTAGTTCCCTTAGCGATTGGTTTTTTAAGATTAGATCCCTGTGTCCTTTTGAAATAGTCACGACCCTTTTGTGTCAGGCCACCTCTAGGATCTTTGTGTTCTTTCTTCATTTACTTACACCCTTGTACTTTTCAAAAGTTCTGAGGCCACCAAGACCAAGCAATCCACCGAGTACAGTGAGTAGGGAGTTCATATCGAAAGTAACTAGCTCCGGTGTTTCTAGCCCAGCTACTGCTATTACAAACAATGCAACCGGGTGGAGTACAAAGTGCCACATGAAAGCTACCGCACACGTTAGGCCAATCAACGGCCTCCAAGACCGCTGTATCCACGATCCTTTGGCCTCTATCTTATTAAGCTCTATTTGCTGTATGGCCACCTCATGGGCTTGTTTATCGGCAATGGTCGCAATCTCGTGGGCCATTTTTGCTTTCGCATCTTTGTCCTCTACGAATTTATCTAGTATGCCCAGCACCGGGCCGGTTAGTGTGTCAAGTAAACTCATTTTCCATCCTTCATTGCTATTTTGTGTGCTTGAGAAAATGACTTCCCGGCAAGCATTTCCTTACGCATGGTAGCCATATGCTTTTTTGAGTGGTGAACACTATGTTTCTTCATGGTCTTCTCTTGTCGTGGTGTTAACATCTTTGTCATGCTTATATGTTTTGTCATTTTCCCTGGGCCTCCTTACCCATCCAGATCGCAAAGCTCCCGGTCAATGCACCCACCACGATTGAACAGAAACCAGATTGTTCTATGGTTGGATCGGGAAGATCCATGTACCACTCGGCTACCCGGTAACTCATAAAGGTAATAGTGATCATCATTATCCTGGGGAGTATCTTCCATTTATCTAAAGTCTCCGGTGTCATTCCATAGCTTTCCTTATGGCTTCAAGAGTTTCTTTGAGGGTCGGCCTCTTTTCTTCGTTTGGGTCGTAGTCACAGACGATTTCTTTTTGGCAGTCGTTCGGGTTGTCAACGAGGATCGTTTCTGTTGTGCCGTTTGCCCCTCGGTAGACGCAAAAATATTCTTGTAAGTTTCTTCCGGGGCTTTTGTTTTTGACCCTCCGAGCAAGCCGGCAAATAGTCTTTTTACCATTGTCCAAGCGTTTCGTATCATTTCTCCAATCATAAGTTTTCCTTTCAAAATGTTCAGCCGATTTCACCACGGTCGAGGAGGACAAGCCCATAAGTGAAAAAATAAAGAATGGCACTGCCAACAAGGGCAACAATAATGAGTGCGACATAAGTAATTACCTTCTCCTTAAATTTCATACGAGCTATCTTTTCATCTCTAACTTGGCGTCTAATTTTTCCTTCCATCTCTAAAAGCTCATCGAATGCCCTTGGGCCGTACCGGAAGGAGATCATCATTTTGAGGTCATAGCGATCCTGCTCTAACTTCTTGCGACCTTCAAAAGCTTGAAGAGCTACCTCCTCTATAGACTTCCCCGATGTTATCTTTCTAAATAGGGAAGGGTTCTTGGCTTCCTTCTCCAGCGCATCTACCTCTGCATATGCACCCATCCACTTTCCAATCGCACCGCTCATTTCTGAGATATCCTTACCGTGGTCGTACATTCTTTTAATTTGCGTCATTGCCGATGAGGCTACACCCAGTGCCGTTGTTATGGTAACTGGATCAAACATCTAGGTTTTATAACACTATGGTATTGAATATCACACCGAAAGAACTGATCACATAGAATGCAGTTATCGATATTACTATTCTCTCCAGCCGAGAAACTCTGCGTTCCATGTCTTGGCGAAAGTGATACATATCATTCTTCAGAACACTCAGCTCCATCAGTATTGCATTAATATCGGCCTTGGTCATAAGTCTGGTTCTGTTATTTTCTTCGTACCACTAACAGACACATCACCATTTGCTATAATAATATCTTTTGGATTATTAGAAGAATATGTCTGTGGTAAATTTCTAAGGTCAGTTCTGTATTTTTTAAACTCTTCTTGCTTCTCGCTAGTCAAAGCACTATCAGGCATTACAGTCCAATCAGAAGTTAAAAGCAAACCATTGCGTTCTGCTCGCACTCTATCCCAGCTATTTTTATAGTCTTCAGTTGCTTTATCATCTGCTTGTTTTAATTCAGCCCATTTATCTTGTATTGCTTTAATCTGTGTGGATGTTGCTGTGCTTAGTTCGCCAGATACTGGTTCCACTTCTCCAGAACTATCACTAATTTGGATTGCATGAATGTCAGAAAAATCATTTATCCATGTATCATCAGACGGTATCTGATATGCAATACCATCTTTGATTACCGTTTTATCTGGAACAATCAATGTATAATGCGTCATTATAATCTCCTATGTAAACTGATACCAGCCAGTAGCTATGTATTTTGTTGTTGTATAAACTGGATTACCTCTGTGCGTATGTGTCCAAGATGCTGGGAAGTAAACGAGCCTTGCTTTTTTAGGCTGAATTTTTAAACCAAATTCAAGAAACTCTGTTTCTCCTTCTCCCTCTGGGATATCATTTAAATATAATGTCCAAGTCACAGTTCTATTTACACTTTGCATATTGTTAGAGTGTTCTGCATGCCATGTGTGAAATCCACCTTTAGAAACTGTTCTCTGAACTTTGCTTACATAAGATGAGTGACCCATCATATTAAAACTTGGAAATAGTTCTCCATATTTTGGTGTGTACTCTGCAAGAACCTCATGTAATTTTGTGTGATAATCTATCGAACAACTATTAAACAAAAGACTTTCATCTTTTCTATTTTGTTCATTCATATTACTTTTTGTGCCATCCATGTAATGAGTTGTACCTTTACTGTTATCAATAATCTTTTCAAATTCTTCGACAATTTCATCACATAAATCTGTGTATGGTGTATCAAAACTAGCCACAAAATTTGCATCTACTACTTTTTGACTGTCAAACATTTTTTTTCCTTAAGTTTTTATCATAAATTTAACTGCAACGTATGGTTGAACTACAGAAGTTGCCGAACCAGAAAAGTTTCCAGTTGGTGTAACTGCCGACCCAGAGAAGTTTCCAGTAGGTGTTACTGCCGACCCAGAAAAGTTTGCACTCATATTGTGGCTGTGTGCTTGACCACTTCCAGCACCACCAGTAACATAAGCATTATTATCTGCATAATAACTTCCCATTTGTACCACCTGAAAGGTCTGTGGTGCATGAGGAGAATACGACATATTACTTTTAGTAGTAGGGTTACTGTGTGAGTGTGACGCAAGTTGTCCGGTTGAAAGTGTTGCATTTCCTGTACTGCCACCGACATTTCCGGCCGGAGTTATGGAACTCATACTTAGGTTTCCAGCCGGAGTGATAGCTCCGATACTAATAGAGCCACTAGATGAAACAGTTTCGGCACCTCCAGTTGATGCTACTGCTTTCGAGCTACTCACTCCTAGTGGTACTTTATCTCTTAAATCTGGTAGATTAAATGTTGATGACCCATCACCAGCACCATAGTCTGTAGAAATGATCGCAAATAAAGCAGAATATGTAGACCTAGAAACAGCAGTGCCGTCACAGTTTAGATATCCAGATGGGAGTGTGCTGTTACTCCAAGGAAGGATTGTTCCAACTTCGATTGCAACAATTCCTGTTATCGCTGAACCTACAAAGTTATATTTAAGTGCTTCGTATGTAGACATATTATTTCTCCTGTAATAACCAGCCCTGTGTATCCCCAGAGAATACCAAAGCAAATCCAGCTCGTTCTGTAGCAACAGTCATATCACTTGTATCGCCTTGGATCTTCTTGCCGTTTCGAGCTACTGTTAAATTGTTAGTATCAAACGTAGCGTTCAAATCAATAAATCTCACCATGTCTCCAGTAGCTGGACTTGCCGGTAATGTTGCCGTAACAGCTCCTCCAGAGGTATTGACAAAGTAACCTCGATTTATGCCCACATTGAAAGCTGATGTTTTTGTTTCCCATGTTATTCTTGTAAGAGGAAAGCCACCAGCCGTGCTTCCATCATGCACAACCAATGTTTCTTTATCTGTGTCTACTGTGACTTCTCTCTCAGCACCAGTAAAAGAACTATGTTGGGAAGTTGTGCCACCCCTTAATTTTAAAAGTTTTGCCATTATGCTATGCTCCCAAAGTCGATTGTTAAGTTGTCAGTATTGACAGTACCATTTAAATTTATCTCGCCAGCCCCATTCGGTGCGATAGTTATATCTCCATTAGACACAGAGACAATCGAGTTTCCATTAACGTCCAGCGACCCTCCAAGCTGGGGAGAAGTGTCCACCACCAGAGATGTCATTGCACCAGCAACAACTGGCACAAATGTTGAACCGTTATAATAATTAAGAGTATTTGCTGTTGTGTTGAAGTATAGATCTCCAGCATCCAGAGAGCTTGTTGGTGCAGAGCTTGCAACTCTGTATCTCTCAGCAAAACTATTGAGGCCCGATATGTTACTAGCTACCGTTGTCACATTGGATGCAATTCCTGCTACACTTGTGACATTCGATGCAATCCCAGCTACAGTAGTTACATTCGATGATATTCCTGCAACTGTGTTGACGTTTGATATATTTGATCCAACAGTGTTTATATTATTTCCGGAACTTGTTGCAACGCTTTCAGTGATTGAGCCTAAATCTTCCTGAGCAGTTATTTCTCCAGCAACAATATTTATATTATTTTGGCTTGATGCAGAAGGAGCAGTCGCTTGAAATGTGCTACCATTGTAAGCCCTTAGTTCGTTAGTTGATGTGTTGAAAAACAAATCTCCGGCATCAAGACTTGAGGTAGGTTCAGACGATCCCACTCTGTAGCGTTCAGCAAAGCTGTTTACACCAGTTATATTTGTAGCGACTGTATTTACGTTTGTGATTGACCCTGCAACGGTATTTACGTTTGTAAGACCTCCACCAACTGCATTTACGTTTGCGATAGAATTTGCAACCAAAGATATATTGCTGTCAGAAACTGCTATAGAGTTACCCATGCCAGACCCATGAACGTAACATACATATGCCAAGCCAGAGCTTGGGGCCGTTGAGGCTATCTGTATCTCGACCTTTCTGTCACCTGATGAACGACCAGCGTTAAAGGAAGTAGTGTTGATGTAGTTTGATCGAGTAGTCGCAGAACCATTTAGATAATAAATAACACCCACCTCATAATCTGAGCCACCATTCTTAAATACTAGAGGATGTCCATCGTTGGTGCTGTCTGTTTGATTGAAGATATACTTGTTTCCCCGGAAGACTGATATGGCTGGCTTGTTACTACCATCAAGGGCAAAAACATTACCACTGCCGGGATTGACTACGGTGACGGTGTATGTTTTTTCAAGAGAATTAGCAAGAGCGGTAACATCACTTGAAATATTTGCCACACTTGTAATATTTGCTGATATCGGAGCAAGTGTATTTACATTACTAACAGCCCCTGCAACGGTGTTCAGATTATTTACATTTGAGGTTGTTGCCATCGTATTGAGGTCAGACACAAAGTCTGATGTAGCAAGCAGAGCAAGATCCGCAACAATGTCTGATGTAGCTAGAGTGTTTATATCTGACACTATGTCACTTGTGGCAAGAGTGTTTAGATCCGAGACTATATCAGAAGTAGCAAGGGTATTGATGTCCGACACTATGTCACTCGTTGCTAAGGTGTTAAGATCCGCTACAATATCTGAGGTAGCTAGTAAGTTTATGTCATTGATAACATCAGTTACAGCAAGAGTATTCATGTCAGCTATAACATCAGCATTTGCCAAGAGGGCCATATCAGCAATGACATCTGTTGTTGCTAGTAGAGACATATCTGTAATGACGGCTGACTGAGCAAGGGCATTTACGTTTGATATGTTCGATGCCACGGTCGTAACATTACTGCTCACTCCGGCCACGGTTGTAACGTTTGCTTGTATCCCGGCCACGGTTTGTATCGCATTTGTAGCGTCTGTGCCATCCTCTATATCAGCGAGTGTCGCGATATCCCCAGAGATCCCGGCAAGTGTGTTACCGTCTGCAACTGAAAAGCTAGCCTCTGGGTTACCGGTAGATGAGTTGAACCCCAGGAGTTTGCCAAGTCGGGAGCTTTTGGCTGGCAGTATAAAGTTAGCCCCCGAAATGGTATCATGCTCAGGCACTAATAAAGCTCTGTCCAGTCTCTGATCGTGCTGTTGATGATGCATGAACTGATTGTTGAACTCTGTCTCCAGAGCATCGGCAGTCAAGGTTCCTCCGGTCGTAAACTGTGATGTTCGTGAAATAGGAATGTTCGACATAATGGTTATGGTTTGTGAATTTGTCGGAAAGTTCCCGGAGGTAAAACTTATAGACCCAGATCCATCTGAATTAAGCGACACTGTGTAATGTGTGGTAAGGGTCTTGACTGTAGTGTCTACATAGACTTTGATCTCTGAGGTTGCATTTACCTGGAATGAGAAACTGAACGGCCCAGCATCCGCAGGGTTGTTGCCGTTATATTGTACTCTCCGATCCTGTGCATTTATGTTTGTCATTCTAAAAGCCCCTTCTAGGTTTTATATCAAAAATCCATGTTTATTTCTAGGTTAATCTTTTCGTCAGAAATGATATCAATCATTCGTGGCTCGTTGCTAATCATATAATTTTTTGCTTGTTTGCGATAATCTCTTAAAATTGTGTTCATCATATAAAACCTGTCTTCATAATTAGCAGTTATGTAATCACCTCCAAAGACTGGGTCACCTCCTTGGATCAAAGTATTTAGTCTATTAATAAGATTATTTTCTGGGTTGTATGCACCTTTCGGATCAATGCCAAGTTCAGCATTTCCATTTATATTCCCATCTGCATCCATATTATTTACTAGCCACACATACTTATTTATCTCATTGCTAGTCATTCTAATTGTTTCCATTTTTGGCCTCGCTCCTTGTATCTCATTTAAATTTACCGTGAGATTGCGAGGATGGTACATAAAGGTTTCACCATTAGTAGCCTCAGATATCCGAATAATTTCTTCATCAAGCTCGTCATAACCGCCCTTTGTTATTCTTATTGGGTTCCAGAAAAACCGTGCCTTACCAAATTTTTTAATATATTCTGGTTCTATCTCCACACCTTTTTCTGCCCAAAAATTATAGCCTGGAGCTATATCGGGTGCGTAGAGTGGGTGACCAGCCTTAAGTCTATTTAGACCTAGGTAGTATCCTCTCATTGCAGGATTGACATCTTCAATACGTTGTGCATCTAACTCCTCTAGATCTTCATCAGACAGCCTAGCGACACTCTCACTTTGGGGATCATATACACGCTCAAAATTTCTAAGTAGTGAGTTTGTTCCGACAAGAGGAAATTTTTCAGCATACTCTGGATAATTCTCATCCATATAACTTCTCAGCCAATAGCCAGTTCCTAGAGTGCCATACGTCTCTACTTGCCCCAAAGCCTCCCCACCAACCATTGTAGCTCTTTTTGTGAGGTACTCACCAATTTTAGATGACCATTTGTCTCCAGTCTCCCAAGGCCTCATAATATATTGATTGAGTTCTGATAGGCCGGCTACAAATGGTAAGTCTAGTGAGTGCTGGGATATAGCCAACCATGCCGTGTTGAAAACTCTGTCTGCATTCGCAAGAGCTTTTTCAGTTGTCGTTTCTGCGTCTATAGGCTCCCTAAACTCTAGGTAGTTGTTAAAGTCAGCTCCAAGCATCATCAGCATACCCATTGGCTCAAATCGTCTAAAATTATACTGATCGTACTCACCTGGTTCGTTGTCACGCTCAATACCGAAAGAACCTTTATCAACCTTAGCCCCTCGTGTAATGATGTTCTGTGTTCTTTTATCAGTAGGGCCAGTACCAGTGACTATTATATCGTTATTATACCACCCTCGTACCAAAGAGGTACCATACAACATCAAGCCCCATCCCATTGCAAGCTTTGCTACAGCCTCATCAAAGTCTCGTCCTTGACCTTTTGCTATTGCTTTTACTAGTGGAACCGGATTGAAAGACCGATCTAAGAACTCAGAATAAATATTTGATACTGATTTATAAAAGGGATTGAGCATCACTCGACCAGCAAAATTGTTAAATATTGGTGAGAAGTTTTGAAACACTCCACGCACTGGCCCTTGAAAAGTTTCTTGTAAAGCTACCTTTTGCATTTCATCAAGCACCTCACCGGACGGCTCAATAAGTGTATGCGCCATCTCGTTTTGGAACGCTACCAATCTTTGTTTGCGAGTATATTTTAACGAGCCGTCTGCAAGACGGATATCGCCCATCTCACGCATTTTGGCCAAGCCTCTTCTAGTGGCAATTTGATACTTGGTCTTTTCACGAATGAGAGCTTTAAAAACCTCATCCTCCATAATCAAACCCCTGGCCGGTAGCCGTATCAATATAGAGAATATATTTATAAAAGCATTGAAACGATCACCCTCAGAAAATTGTTGGAGTACTTTTTGTAAACTTTGTGAGTTGCCTATAGCTGGCAATCTCATATCTAGTTTTGAGTTAAGGTCACTGGCCTCTCCAGTTATTCCGGCCTTCATCATTAGTGTAAAAGCTTTTGGTATGGCATATACTTGTCCAGCGACACCAGAAAATGCCTCCTCTACATAAGCTCTATCTTCATAATTAAATTTTTTACCGGGTCGTAGTACTGAATCAAGTGCCTCTCTCGTTTCACCTACTGCACCAGCCAAGCCGTTCTCCATAAATCGTAACGCTTGGAACCCTGCATTACTGCCAAGATTTACGGCATCAGTTACAAAGGATGATAACAAGCCACTTAAATACAAGTCTTGTAGTACATTCGCTGTCTTTGCTCCTTTTTGCCATAATTTGCCAAGAAACGATACCTTTTCATCTTGATCCATATTTGCCAAGAATACCGCTTGCAACTCAACCATATCATCATCTTGTTCATCTATAATACGCTGGGCTTGTGCCTCAATCTTTCGTACCCTTGCTCCTGCTATTTCATCAGCTTTACTTAAAACAGCCAAAGCTCTAGCTGAGTTACTAATCCCCCCAGAGAACCTAGAAGTAAGATGCACTAATTGACCGGATATATTTTGTATCTTCTTAGCAAGTTTTCTTCTTTCTTTTTTAACGCCATCACCCATAAACCTAGTTGCCTCAGTATCAGGCATTTGTGCCATCTTCTTTGAGCCGTAACTTATTTCCTGGACGTAACGTTTGACCATAAGCAAAATACCAACTGTATCTTCTGCATTAAGAGCCTGGTCAGTGGGCATGACAAAAATTCTACTAACAATATTCTTAAGACCTTTTTGGTGGGCTAATTGTATAAGATCCTCCATAGACAGCACTCTCTTGCGTCTAGCAAAATCAAATAGCTCTTTATTTTCTGCTCGTAGCTCAGTAAGCATTTTTTCGTATGATCCCTCACTTTTAAGGGAATACCCATCCTGCTCATCGAATATTGCACCTATCCTACCAAGCTTGACACCCGGCCCATTGTAACCAATAGATTTTAGCCCATCGTCTAGACTTTTTGTTTCAGTTTCATTTAATCTTGGTACGAGTAAGGCATCATTTTGGATTACCGGCTTTTCTAGTTTTTCAAGACCCTTTACCTCATCGGCAGTCTCTCTGCCAAAATCATCCAGCTTATCAGCTAGTTTTCCGATGTATTTAGAGAGAAATGTAAACTTACCCATCATCGTCCTCCATACTTGCACCGGTGTCTAATAGAGTAACCGATGCTGGTACCGCTAAGAGTGGCAGTTTGCCCTCAAAGAACTTCTTAAATACCGTCTCTTTATCTTGTTTTAGAATTTGTGCAGTAACATCAACTCTATCATTTATTAGATCAACTACTGTTTTTGGCTCTGAAGAAAGTCCAGTCTTTTGACCATTAGCAAACCAGCTAAGTGATTGAGCCTCAGCCGGTCTTACTCCGGCAAGTTCAGCTACCTTCTTGTATAGATCAGAGAATATTGCGTACTCTGTTTGCATAGCTTTGCCATCAATCTTTTGTGTTTGTAAGGTATCGGCTATCATGGTTGATACATCTAAGGAGCTAGGGTCTTTCTTGTACATCTCCCTAAATTTTTTGGTAGCTTCTGCATTCTTACCACCAATAAACTCTATAGGCACTGATCCCGGCTCAAGTTCGTTCATAACGTCAAACACCGCTCGTATAGCATGAGTATCGACTGTAACACCTTCTAGATTACCTAAGACATTTTGTGCAAACGTTATTGGTTTTGGATTAAGATCAGCATTTAGCTCATCAAGTTTTTTCTCATCTGTTAGCTTTCTATGAATGCCGGTTGGGCCTATCATCATTGGATAGCCTTTTTCATTGATACCATCTTTTGTTTTTTGGCCGGGGCCAACGATTGTAGTGAGTGGTATATCAAGAGTTTCTTTGGTAGCTACAAGGGATGCGTTTCGCAAGTTTTGTTCAGTCATAGTTCTTGGGCTAGTAACCGCATAATTAAGAGCAAAGTTATAAAGCTGTTTTTCTGCTTGCTCTCTTGGCACTCCCATATCTACCGCCTTTTGAATGATTGGCCCAGTGTGGTAGAAGTATTGAACATTTGTGCCTTTGAACGGCTCTATTCTCTCAGCTAGCACTTGTGCTATCTCGTCAGTCTTTTCGACCACTTTGTTCACACGATTGTTGAGAGGCATCTTATCAGTCTTAGTATTTCTAGGAACATATGTCTCTTTCTGCTCAACCATGATATTTTCGTAACTCTCTCGCGAGGTATCAAACAATGGATTTTCGTTAGATGGTTGTACCCTGTCTTTTGGTTTGAGATCCATTTGCTTGGCTCGTTCTTCAAGAACTACTTTAAGATCCTCTTCCACTAATAAGTTCGATGGAGGCTTGCCGGTGTTTGATTTTGCTTGCAGATTTACCATGTTATCTAGCTGGATGACCGCATCAGCAATCATATCTGGAGAGCCAACTGAATAGAGTTGTTCGCCTCCTGGCTCATCTCCTTTAAATTTTTTTGCCTCCTTAGCCAAAAAGCTAAGGGCTTGCTTTCCCTTTGTTTTAAGTTTTTTAACTAGCTCACCGCCCAGAAGCTTTAAACCAACACCGCCAAGAAATCCTTCAGCCATACCCTCCACTGCGGTGCCTGGGTCATCTAGAGCTAAACCAGACTGCATTTTACTAAAACCATTTACGGCATCAATCAATTCGCCAAACCCAGTGAAGTCTACAAGACCAAAATCTACATTCTGTGGCCCAGCAACAAGCTCCGATATAAACTGTGATCCATCCATAGGAACACCTAAAGACGAGGCGAGGCTTGTTATATTTGATCGTAACTTATCTCTAGTGGGTATGGGTATACCTAATAGACTTCTTGAGGGCGGTAAGTCGATCCCTTCGGCTTTTGATATAAGTGATTTTAGTTCCTTATCAGCTCGTGTGTTTTGAGGAACGGTAAATGATGTTGGCCCTTCTAGCTCTACCGGCTCTCCAAAAGGAGAGGAAGCAGGATCAACCAGCATTGTCTTGCCATCCTTTAACACATACTCATACTCGTCTAGTAATCTCTTATCGATGCTATCTAGCACCAATGAAGTCATATCAAATTTATTCTCAGTCATTGGTAAGAAACTTCTCCATAGTATTTAGTCTTGCATCAATTTGCTGAAGCCAAGCATCTTCTGCAAACCATTTTCTAACCTTGTTAAATCTGAAAGCCTCAGGTATATCGTCTTCACTATCAAAATTTCTCCAACCGCTTAAAAGGTTATAGTAATTTGTAACCGTAGCTAGGTTGTCACCCGGTATGACAAATTCATTTATATCAAACGCAATTCCTTTTTTTTGTGCAAACTTTTCTGCAAGTCTAAAAAAATATGTTGCGTTTGGTGTATACTTATCAAGCAGTATTTTTTTATCACCTTGTTTGAGATCTGTCATTTTGCTTTCTATGATTTCAGCAACAACTGTCTCTGGATCAAATTCTGTATTTGTACGCATAGCTTCTGAATATTGTCTTTCTAACTCGTTGTAGATGATGTTGTATTTTTGTTTGTCCAGCTTATTAAAGTCTCGTAGCTCTCCGGATTTCTCCATAGCTGGGTCATAGTTTGTTGCTATAACTATTTCGCGTCTAGCTCTAGCCATTCGTGGGTCAAAGTTTGCATCTATCTTTTTATAAAAATCGATATAATCATCAAAACTCAAAAACTTTTGGGCCAACTTAAGATCTTCAAAGGTGGCAATCTTTTTAGCAATTTTGAGCATAATAGCATTTTTTTGCCCTTCGTCAGATACTGGAGCAAATCGTTGATCTACTGGTACGCTATTGGCCTCTATGATTTCATCAAGCTTCTCAGCTCTTACATCAAGACCAAACTTATAGGCAAGCTCTCTACTTTTTTTGAGAACGTTTATCTCTTCATCTGTCAGAGGATCAGTGCTTCGGTATATCGGGTTTACGTCTTGATCTATTTTTATGCTAGCTTCATTTTTCTCAAGGTTGAATTTTTCAGCCAGACTTTTGTCCATTTGCAACTCTTGATTGATATCGGCCAGCAATAGTTGTGATAGGCTTTGAAAGTTTGGTATCGGCACAGTTTGACCGGTTGGATCGGCAGAAGACTGTCCTCCGGATTTGATGACATTAATTATAGCGTTAAGTTCTTTGTCTTCTGATTGAAATGTGCCATCTTTAATTTTACCGATTAACATATACGGTAATTTGTCTTCGCCAGGGTTTGCTATCTCGGAACTGAATACCTCACTGCGAAAGGCATTTTTAAAAAACTCTTGGTATTTATCATTGAGCTTTCCAACTTGTGTGAGTGTTGGCCCTGTCTTGAGGCCTAAACTAAAAATATCAGCAATATCTTTCTTGTAAGACTGCGAAATATTTTCAATGTTGAAATTTATAGCTTCGTCTGCAAGCAGTCCTTGAAGTCGGCTGTCCACACCATTCATTTTACTTATAAGAGCCATAAGCCCTTCAGCGTTTGTGCTTCCTACTTGTGACTTTGCATAGGCTTTTCTATACCGGTCGTACTCTCCAGCTCCAGCCAGTTGCAACGAGGCTGAAAGTTTTTCTGATAATATTGGTGCCGATAACTTTATCGCATCAACATAACCTAATATGGTTGAGTTGATTTGAGACTCTATAGATCTAGGTGCCGTGTTGTTGGTTTGACCGTTGAATATAATGTTGTTAATATCTTTGGTGGCATTGACAGTGATCTTATTCTCTAGAACTGCTAGAGCTGATCTTCGTGCATTCTTTCCAAAAGTGGTGTTTCCAAACTCCGGCAAATCAAATATATCTTGATCGCCTCTAAGAGCTTGCTTGACCTTTTGGTCATTCATAAACTGAACACCAAACCTCGCT